AACTTTTTTTTGAAATCTATTGAAAGTGTAAACGTACAAAAAGATGAATTTAAAAGCAATACACTTACAACTGGCGCAACATATTCAATTAATAATCATCAATACAAAAACAGAAACATAAATAGTAGAGAAACGATCATATTAAATACAGGATATGTTAACGATAGCTATAACCAAGTTATAGAGCAGATACTTACAAGTAAAAGATGTTGGCTATTTAAGGACAACCAATATTTACCTGTAATACCACAAGATCAAAATGTAACATTTAGGACATCACTTAATGATAGACTTGCAAATTATACAATGACCTTTAAGTTTGCTTTTGATAAATTAAACACAATTAGATAATGAACGAAGTAAGTCTATTAATACCAGACATAGTAATAGACAATCCACAACCTGATCCAGACTTGTGGAACCTTACTACCACAAACTGGGAAAACACATTTAGGAAATGGAACGAGATCAATTTAATTACCGACATTGATTACCAAAGGCTTGATTTATTTGAAGATGAACAAATAAACCTGACACAAACAATACAAGACATCAGAGACATTGAAAAAATATTTACAGACTTTAGTAGGTCATTTAGTTTGCCTGCAAGTAGTAAAAACAATTTATTATTTAGGCACTATTATAGATCGGACATTGTAGAGGATAGGGTTGCAGATTCTATCTTTAATGCAAACACTAAATTAAGGGCAATACTAGAACTTAACTACAAAAGATTTAAAAGTGGATATATAGTTCTAAATGGTGTGAAGCTCAAGAATAACCAACCAGATAGTTACAACATTACATTCTTTGGAGAAACTGTTACACTAAAAGACAAATTGAAAGATAGAAGATTATCTAGTTTGGACTTTTCACAGTTCGACCACGCATATGATGTGTCAAACGTAAGGCAAGGAGTTCAAACATTTGTAACTGCTTTAAGTGGTGGTACAACTAGCACAGCCCACGTTATATACCCTATAATATCACACACACAAAGATTTATTTACAATAGTGGTGCAGGTGGTGTATTAGTAAGTCAAGAAAGATCAAGCACAACAAGAAACCTTTTTGCTAGTGGTAGCCAAGCTGATGTAACTGATGGTGGGGGAAACATAATTAGAGATGGTAGTACAATGGGTTTTGTATTTACAGACCTCAAACCTGCATTGAGGGTAATAGATATTATCAGAGTTATAGAACAGGACAATGATATACAATTACAATTTAGTGATGACTTTTTTCAAGAAACAGGATTATTTGCAGACCTATATATGTGGCTACACAGAAACAAAGGAGAAATAGGAATCACAGAAAGTAACGAGAGTGATGTTACAAAACTTATTATAAATAAAATACAGAGCTTTACAGGAGACACGACAAACTTCTTTAGTGATGGTCAGTTTGATTTTGTGCCTGTGTTTGATGGTGGTGTATTTAGATTTGTTGTAGGTACAGGATTAAACAGTCTGATACAATCTGAAACAATGCAAATAATATGGACTATTACACCTTCAGTATCTAGCAAAAAATTTACTGCAAAATTAAGAAAAGCAGACACAGGAGAAATTGTTGCAGAACAACCATATACACAAACAGGAAGTGTAACACTAAACAGACTTTTTGAACAAGGTTTTAATGGTAGCTTTGAACAACAAAACATACAGTTCTTGATTGAGACCACAGAGACAAGTTTGAATTTGACATATTCTCTACAATTTGTTAGAGTTTCTGAATCAGAGGATTCAAGCGAGGATTTTTCTGCAACGATCACGGCAGGTATCGTAGAACCTGATAGTTTGGTTGAAACGATATTTGTTCAGGACAATATACCAGATATAAGCATACTTGAATTTCTTACAGGAATATTTAAAATGTTTAATTTAACTGCGTTTATTGAAGATGATCCAAGTAGTGATGACTTCGGTAAAGTAGTTGTAAAAACACTTGATAGTTTTTATTCAGGTGGTACAAGTAGAGACATTACAGAGTTTGTAGATACAAGTCAAGGAGAAAGTAATTTTAGTGTGCCATTTAACGATATACAATTTAAGTTTGCTGATCCAAAAACATTTGGTGCTTTCTTTTTTGAGAAACTAAACAACAGACAATTAGGAAGTGTAAAAGCAAGTTCAACATCAGGTAGTGGTCGTGATCCAAGATTAAACAGAGGACAAGACTACAGGGTACAATTACCCTTTGAAAAAATGTTTTTTGAAAAGCTCACAGATGGAAACGACAATAGTGATACAACAATTGGTTTTGGATATTTTGTAGATGACAACCAAGCACCTGTTATAAATAAACCTCTAATGTTTTTTAGAGCAAACACAACAGGAACGGCAATACAGATGCAAGATGGTGGTGGAACAGGAACACCATTAAGTATTACACAATACAATAGAGCAAGTAATTTTAGAGTAGGTACACAAAGTGTGGTTATTGCAGTCAGCTCTGGGGAATCAAGTGCAGTAAGTTTTGAGTATGTCGTACCTACAACTTTCGCAACTGCAACAGTATCGGTAAGTCCAAACAGTTCTTCGACAGTCAATCCACTAGTTACAGGAAGTCTTTTAAGAACATCTACAGTATCAAGTGAATCAAATGTTACAACTACATTCACAACACTTACAACAGGCAACACTTTGAATTTCAGTACAGAGATCAATCCTTTTGTAGCAACAGTAGAAGACAACAATACACTATTCTTAAATTTTTATAGCAAATATATAAGAGATGTATTTAGTTACAACAGGAGATTAGTAAAAGTCAATGCTATTTTACCACAAAAGTTCTTGTTGCGTTATAAATTGTCTGATACTATTGTTATTAATAATACAGAGTTTTATATTAATAAGATTACAACAAACTTGCAAACAGGTAAAAGTAAATTAGAATTATTAACCAAAGTAAATACAATAAGTTGATACTAAATATTATAGAATTATTACAATATGCAAATGGTGAAACTGAAAATATTAGGATCGCACAAGGTAAATATAAGCTACCAGAAAATATTTCTGATGGTTTTACACAACTAAAAAAACAGATTAAATGGTTGAAAAAAGAATAGTAGTAAAAACAGATTTAGAAAAAGCAAAAAAAGATTTTGAGGATTTAAGTGGCGTTATTCAAAGGCAAGAAGAATTTTTAGCAAACCTTAAATTAAGAATAGCAGAAGCAGAAGCAAGTTTAAAAGATCTAAACTTTGTGCAACGACAAGCTAGAGAAGATACAATCAAAGGTCTAAACGAAGAACTTAAAATAGAAACTGCAGAATTAAGAAAACTAAAAGTAGAATCACAAGGACTTACCAAAGTAATCAAAGCAAACACAAGTGCTAGAAAAGCAGGTCAAGTAAAGGCATTAGAATTTAACGAAACACTTCTAAAAAACAGAGATATTACCTCGGGTCTAAATAAAATTACAGGAGGTTTATCTTTACAAATTCAACAGTTTGGTAAATTATTCGTAAGTGTTGGCAAGGGTGTAAGAGCTGCTAGTGCAAGTTTGTCTTTGTTTCAAAAGGCATTGATAGCAACTGGTATAGGTGCGTTGGTTGTCTTGGTTGGAACTTTGGCAGCCAACTGGGATAAGGTTACAAAGGCTTTGGGTGGTGTAACAAAAGAACAAGAAAAACAATTAGAGGATGCAAAAAAACTTGTTGCTGCACAAGAAGAACAATTTAAAAATGTTACAGGCACAGAAGAAACACTTAAGCGACAAGGCAAAACTGAAAGAGAAATATTAGACCTAAAAATACAACAAACTAATGAAACAATCAGTGCATTAGAAGCACAACTAGAAACACAAAAGCAAATTAAAAAAGAACAAACTGAAATAGCTAACAGAAATAAATTTATACTAGAGGGTATTTTATCTTTTATTTTAAGTCCATTAAATTCAATTATAGTAGCTTTTAATAAAATTACAGGTAAAGATGTAGCTTTATTATCTACAACCATTGCAGGAGCAGTATTTAACACAGAAAAAATATCAGAAGAAGCTGATAAAAGCATTAGTGAAACTGAAAAAAAATTACAAGAACTGCAAAACAGGCGTGATGGCTTTTTAAATAAAATACAACAAAAAGAAGATGCCGATGCAGAAAAAGCAAAAAATAAAGCAGACAAAGATGCACAAGATGCAGTAGATGCAGAAATTAAAAGGCTAGAAAGTATTGATGAGATTAGGGAAAGATTTAGAAAATTAAACCAAGACAGAGAAGATCAAACTTTTTTAGAACAAGCAGAAAGACAAAAGGAAAGGGCATTAGCAGAGCTAGAAGCCTTAAATGCAACAGAAGAACAAAAGGCTGAATTAATTAAATATTTTAATGGTGTTATTGCAGATGCAAAAAGAAAAGACATAGAAGCTGAAAATCAATTAATAGCTGAAAGTGAAGCTGAGAAAAAAAGAATAAGAGACAAATCTTTTGATGATGCAGTAAAATTAGCCGGAGAAGAAAGTAGATTAGGTAAAGCAATACTTGTAGCAAAAACAATACTATCTGCAAAAGAAAACATTTTAAGGATAAAAGACTCAATAGCAAACGCAACAAAAGCAAGTACAGATGCAGTAGTTGACGGTGCAAAATCTGGAAGTGCAGTTGCAAGAGGTGCTGCCGAGACTGCAAAGGCTGGGTTTCCTCAAAATATACCTTTGTTGATAGCTTATGCAGCACAGGCAGTAGGTGTAATATCAGCAGTTAAACAAGCAGTAGGTAAAACCAAACAAGTTGCAAGTAGTGTTGGAGGTGGTGGTGGTATATCAGCAGACATACAAGCACCGACCGTAACAACATCAGCACCATCGTTCAATATTGTCGGTAGTAGTCCACAAACACAGTTGGCGACTGCAATAGGTCAACAAGAACAACAACCAGTCAAAGCTTTTGTGGTTGCTGGAGAAGTTACAACTGCACAAAGTTTGGATAGAAATATAATTGAAGAAAGCAGTTTAGGTTAGCAAATAATAATTTTATAAATGTTATATTAATATGAAAATAGTAGAACTTGTCATTGATGAATATGATGAATTAGCAGGTATTGAAGCAATATCTGTAGTTGAAAGCCCAGCAATAGAAGAAGATTTTATTGCATTAAAAAAACAAGAAATCAAATTAGCAGAACTCGATAAAGAAAAAAGAATACTTCTAGGTCCATTGCTAATACCAAACAAACCAATATATAGAAAAAATGCAGAAGAAGAATATTACATATATTTTTCACGTGAAACAGTACGCAAGGCAAGTGAAGGATTTTTAATGAAGGGCAATCAAAGCAAGTCAACACTAGAACATCAACACTCGATTAAAGGACTAACACTTGTAGAAAGTTGGATAGTAGAAGATGAGCAATATGACAAGTCAAGAAAATATGGACTTGACGTACCAGTAGGTACTTGGATGGGTGCAATAAAAGTAAACAATGATGAGGTTTGGAACGAATACGTAAAAACTGGCAAAGTCAAAGGTTTTTCAGTTGAGGGCTATTTTGCAGACAAAGCAAAGAAAAAGAAAAAAGATAGTTTATCAGAAATTGAAAGTGAAGAAATATTAGAAGCAGTAAGAAAATTATTTAGTGAGAAGATTACACTTGAAAGTTACAATGACTATCCTCAAAGTGTTGTAAACAATGCTAAAAGAGGTATTGAATTAAACAAAAAAGTAAATAATAAATGTGCCACTTTGGTAGGAAAAAATCGTGCCAGACAATTAGCAGCAAAAGAAAAACTTTCAGTATCAACGATCAAAAGGCTTTACAGTTATTTAAGTAGAGCAGAAACTTATTATGATCCAAAAGACAACGAAGCTTGTGGTACTATATCTTTTTTATTGTGGGGCGGTAAATCTGCAAAAAACTGGGCTGAATCAAAACTAAAAAAATTAGGAGAACTAAAATTAAAAAGTGAAGTCGTAGATGAAAACTATGCAATCATAATGGATCGTTTGGCTTATTCATCAAAAGATATGGCTGAAAAAATTGCAGAGGATATTGGTTGCAAGGGTACACACGAACACGAGTTTGAGGGTAAAACTTGGTATATGCCTTGTGAAAAACACGCAATGGCAAAAGTCGGTCCTAGAGGTGGTATTGTAAAAAGCCCAAAGGCTCCAGGTAGTAGAAAAAACAAAAACCCAAAAGGTGTTGGTAGTGCAGGTGGAAGTGCAAAAGGCAGAACAGGTGCAAAAGTTACTGCTAAAGATCGTGAAGCATTACAAAAGAAAGTTGATAATTTTAATAAACGTTATAAAGAAAAACTTGGCTATGGTGTAACACTAGGTCAATTATCAGCAGTTTTTCAAAGAGGGCTAGGTGCGTTTAATACAAGTAGCAGTCCAAGAGTAAAAAGTGCTTCACAATGGGCGCACGCAAGAGTCAACGCATATATGTATCTTGTAAAAAATGGCAGACCACAAAATAAAGCCTACAAACAAGACAACGATCTTTTACCAAAAAAACACCCAAAGTCAACCAAATGAAATACAAAAGCAAAAGAAGACTACGCAACAAATTTATAGAACTTACTTATGGTAGACACGCAAGTCCAATAGGGGGTAATCGTGCTTGTCTTTGTTGGGATGAAGAAACCTATCGTATTGAGTGCTGCGATGGCTCACTTAGAGCTCAAGGCATAGGATCTACAACTTAATATTTTCTTAAATGCAAAATAATTTATGCCTGTTGTTAAATAGGTATGAAATCACAAGAATTATTATCACAAATTAAAAATTTACTAGGTATGGAAGACGTACAATTAGAAAAATTATCACTTGATAATGGTACTGTTTTAGAAGCAGAATTATTTGAAAGTGGAAAAGAAGTTTTTATTTTGTCCGATGATGAAAAAATACCATTACCAGTTGGCGAGTATGCTTTGGAAGATGGTAGAGTTTTGAGTGTGCAAGAAGAAGGCTTGATTTCTGAACTTTACGAGCATAAGGATGATGAAGAAAAAGAAGAAAAAAAGGACAAGGATGAAGATGAAGATAAAGAAAAAATGAGATATGTTACAAGAGAAGAATTTAGAAAAGAAATGGATGACCTTAAAAAGCACATTGAAGATGAAGTCAAAAAAATGATGGATCACAAGGACAAAGAAAAAGATGAAATGGCATCACAAGTTGCAACAGAAATTGCAGTTGAGATGAGTAACCAACCTGCTGCAAAACCAATTAAGCATAGCCCAGAAAACAAAAAAACTGAGCCAAAGTTTAAATTTGCACAGAATAGAAAAGCAAGTACTCTAGATAGAGTAATGGAATCAATAATTAATAAGAAATAATAAAAAATAATTATGGCAGTTTTAACACACGTAAATAATGATGTTGTAAGAATTAAAAATGATGTTGATGCAGTATCAGCAGCAGTTACTCTTACAGCAGCAGATAGTGGTAAATGGTACGAACTTGCTGCATCAGCAGGGGTTACTGTAACATTACCAGCAGTAGAGTCTGGACTTAATTTTAGATTTGTTGTAGCAAACGCATTTGATACATCAAATTATATCATTGATAGTGCAGAAGGAGATAATATAGATGGAATTTTAGTAGTAAATGGTGCATCTGTAGCAGCTTCTGGAGAAGATCAAATTAACTTCGTGGCATCAGCAGAATCAGTTGGAGATTTTATCGACATCTGGTCAGATGGTAACAAGTGGTATGTTTGGGGTATCGGAAACAGCGCAGGTTCAATTACAGCTACTGATCCAAGTTAATAATTAAAAAAAATAATATATAAGATATGGCTACTACAACTTCAATAACAACTTCATACGCAGGCGAGTTCGCAGGTGAGTATATTGCAGCAGCTCTTTTGAGTGGAGTTACGTTATCACAAGGTGGGGTTTCAATTAAACCCAACATTAAATTTAAGGAAGTGGTTAAAAAATTATCAATGGATGCAATTTTAAAGGACGCATCTTGTGATTTTGACCCTACTTCAAATGTAACATTAACAGAAAGAATCTTACAACCAGAGGAGTTTCAAGTAAACTTACAACTTTGTAAAAAAGATTTCAGACAAGACTGGGAAGCTAACAGTATGGGCTTTAGCCAATATGACAATTTACCAAGTCAATTTTCTGATTTTTTGATCGCACAAGTTGCAGCAAAAGTTGCTGAAAAAGTTGAACAAAATATATGGCAAGGTGCTACTGCGAACAATGGGGAGTTTGATGGCTTTCAAGCATTGTTGACTGCAGATAGTGATGTTGTTGATGTTTCAGGAACTACTTTGAGTAAATCAAATATTATTGCAGAGCTAGATAAAGTAATAGATGCTATTCCTAGTGGTGTGTATAATAAAGAAGATTTAAAAATTTACATTCCTACAAGTGCAGCAAAGTTTTACATTCAAGCACAAGCAGCATTAGGTTATAGAGATTTATACAATGTTGGAAAAACAGAAATGAATTTCCAAGGCATTCCATTATTTACTGCTCCAGGTCTTGGTGCAAATAAAATGGTTGCAGCTGAATCTTCAAACCTATTCTTCGGAACTGGTCTATTAAACGACTGGCAAGAAGTAAAGCTTATTGATATGGCTGACATTGATGGAAGTCAAAATGTTAGAGTAATTTTAAGAGGAAGCGCAGGAGTACAGCACGGTATCGGATCTGATATTGTATTGTATTCGTAATATTGATTAACATAAGAAAGGTAGGTGGGTAAAAGCCTACTTACCTTTTTTTTTAAAAAAATAAAAATATGGCTTGTTTATTAACAAAAGGGAGAGAGTTACCTTGTAAATCAGGGGTCGGTGGATTAAAGTCTGTTACTTTTGCAGATTATGGCACATTAGGTGCTTTGACTATTGCAAACAGTTTAATTACAGATTTTGGTGGCACTCCTACTTTTATGAAATTTGATATTAAAGGAAACTCAACACTTGATACAACCGTAAACTCATCAAGAGAAAACGGTACAACTTTTTACGAAAGCACACTTACTTTAAACTTGACTTTTCAAGAAGAAAAAACACAAGATGAAATTAAGTTACTTGCAGTATCTCGACCACATATAATAGTTGAAGATTATAATGGGAATTTTAGATTAGTTGGTAAAGATCACGGTTGCGAATTAACTACAGGTACATTTTCTAGTGGAGCAGCTATGGGCGACCTATATGGTTACTCACTTACATTTGTTGCTCAAGAAACAGAAGCACCTGACTATATAGCTACCGCAGCATATAATGCAGAAACACAAGGATCACAAATTGATGTAAATTAAGTATTTTGATACTTTCGAAAATTAGAGGGTTTTATACCCTCTTTTTTTTTACAAAAATTTGTCTTTACTTTGTTATATAGATATGAAGATTTTAACTACAAGTGCTACTGGGCAAAGCATAAAAATAATTCCTAGAAGTTTTGTAGCAGTAAATAACATAGTTATAAGAGATGAAGTTACAAACGAAAGCTATACTTATAGCAATATATCTACATCTTTTACAAATAATAATTATGCAACAATATCAGTCTCAGGTTCAGGTATGGTAGATAGTTCAGGTAACACAATTTTAAAAGAAAACAGATTTTATAATTTAACAGTAAACACTTCATCAGACACAATATACAGAGATAAAATTTTTGTTACAAACCAAAGCCTTACAAATGGCAACTATGATATTAATACTGGAGAATATACAAGCATATCATTTGATGATGAATACATTACAATATGAGTGATTTAAGAGTAATTAATTTAAGCACATATACAAGCCCTGAAATCGTTGAGGTATATAATAGGGATTACATACAATATGGCGAAGACAACTTGTACTTTAAGTATTTAATTGATCGTTATAATGGTAGTCCAACTAACAACGCAATTATTAATGCAATAAGTGAAATGATTTATGGCAAAGGTTTAGATGCTACTGACAGTAGCTTTAAGCCAAACGAGTACGCACAAATGAAAGTTTTATTTCAAAACCAATGTGTAAGAAAATTATGCTATGATCTAAAACTAATGGGTCAATGTGCTATACAGGTAATCTACTCACAAGATAGGTCAAGAATCGTACAACTAGAACATTTGCCTGTTGAGACACTAAGAGCAGAGAAAAGTGAAAATGGAGACATAAAGGCATATTATTATGCACCTGATTGGGAGAAAGTAAAACCACAAACTGAACTAAAAAGAATACCAGCCTTTGGCGAAAGCAAAGAAAGTATTGAGATTATGTATATAAAACCTTACAGGGCAGGTTATTTTTATTATAGTCCTGTTGATTATCAGGGTGGTTTGCAATATGCAGAGCTTGAAGAAGAAGTTAGTAATTATCATTTGAATAACATACTTAATGGTTTAGCACCATCAATGCTTATAAATTTTAACAATGGTGTACCTAACGAGGAAGAAAGGCGACTTATAGAACAAAGAATATACCAAAAGTTTAGTGGTAGTAGTAATGCAGGTAAATTTATTTTAGCTTTCAACGACAACCCAGAAGCACAAGCCAGTATTGATCCTATTCAATTAAGTGATGCACACAATCAGTATCAGTTTTTAAGTGAGGAAAGTACAAAAAAAATAATGGTTAGCCACAGGGTAGTTAGTCCAATGTTATTAGGCATCAAAGATCAATCAGGTTTAGGTAATAATGCAGATGAGTTGAAAACTGCAAGTATATTGATGGATAATACAGTTATTAGACCATTTCAGACCTTGTTAATTGATCACTTTGAAAAAATACTAGCATATAACAATGTATCACTTAAATTATATTTCAAAACACTACAACCACTTGAGTTTACAGATTTAGAAAATGTTGATGATGAGGAAACAAGAGAAGAAGAAACTGGTGTAAAAAGGGATGATTTAAAGAAAGATTACTACTTAGGTGGTGATCTAGGATCACAAGTGGCAGATAATGTTATAGCAAAAGGAGAAGAAATGGGCGATGAGTGGGAATTAATTGATGAAAGATTAGCTTTGGAAGATGAAAGCGAGATACAAAAATATTTTGAATTTGCCACAGTTGTAACAGGTGATGCAAGAAAAAAAAGCATACAGGATACAGATCTATTTAGAATCAGGTACGCATATTCTGGGGATTTGACAAGGGATGAAAATGGCAAAGTAATTAGTAGAGAATTTTGTAGAAAAATGTTAAAAGCTAACAAAGTTTATCGTGTTGAAGATTTAAATAAAATAAGTAAGGCTAATGTAGATCTTAGCCCTGCAGATGCAAAAGGAGAAGGCTATAATATATGGCTTTACAAAGGTGGTGCAAATTGCCATCACGTATGGCTTCGTAGGGTATATTTAAAAAAGAATAACAAAAAAATATCAGTGGGTCGGGCAAGAAAAATAATTAGTGCATTACCACTTGATGATAGAAAAGGTGCAAGATTTGAAGGTCCATCTGCACCGAAGAAAAACCAAAACCCAAGAGAAGTGGCAACAAGACCTATTGATATGCCCAACAGAGGATATAAAAACCCAAGATAATTATGGCGACTGCATTATTTATAACAAGAAAACAATTAGTACAAAATTCCATTTTAGATGGAAATGTTGATACTGATAAGTTTATTCAGTTTATAAAAATAGCACAAGAGATACACATAAGAAATTACTTAGGCACAGATCTTTATAATAAAATCAGTACAGATATATCAGCTTCAAATTTAACAGGTGCTTATTTAACACTTGTCCGAACATATATTCAGCCGATGCTGATACACTATGCAATGGCAGACTATATACCATTTGCAGCATATCAAATAAAAAATGGTGGTGTTTTTAAACACACAAGCGAAAATGCAGAAACAGTTAGCAAAAACGAAATTGACTATTTAGTAAAAAAAGAAAGAGATATAGCAGAGTATTACACAAGAAGATTTATAGATTTTATGAGCTTCAATCAAAGTAGCTACCCTGAATATACGTCAAACACAAACGAGGACATTGATCCTGATAAAGATAGTTTATTTAATGGCTGGGTTTTATGAAAAGAAAAAGTAAACCAAAAAATAAAAATGTGCAGAAATTAATTATTTACTTAAAAAAAATTGTAAATGGCAACATTAACTATTT